TGTGTAGGTCTCGGACCATCCCTCACAGACACCTACATAGTCGTCTATGGGTGCGGGCTGCGGCATGAGGTCGATGCCGACTTTGCTGCCGGAGATGACGTCGAGCAGGTCGGCGCGTAGCGGGTCGGTGACGGTCTCCATGAGGACCTCGATGGACTGCACGGCGTAGCGCGGCTCGGACTGGGTGCGGATGATGTCCGAGGCTCTGGCCTGCGCGTCGGCTGCCTGGTGCAGTTTCGTGGTTAGGGTGAACGCTCGACGCCCGTGCGTGATGATCGAGGCCGCATCCGAGTCCGTCTTGCTCTGATTGCCGGCGCTGCCGTAGATCACGGTGACGTCGTTAAGGATCGTCTGTGACGTGTTGCGCCACGTCGGCGCCCAGGCGACCGCCGTGTGCGGCAGCTCGACGGTGAGCGGGGCGGTGTCGACCCGGTCGTAAATGTCCGCCCAGATGTAGGGCAGGTCGGGCCATGTGTCCGTCGGGTCGATGTCGTACCAGTGCGCCGGGTTGTATCCGTAGCCGCGACGGCTGTATGACTCCCACAGGACGGCGCCGTCTGGCAGGTCGCAGAGTGTGCCACCGGTCTCGGTGCCGAGGGCTGTGAGCAGGTCGAGGGCCGAGTATCCGCCGTCGACTGCTGCTAGTGCCTCTTGCGTCATGAGGGGGTCGCTGTTGTTGGCGAACGTGACGCCCGAGTCGGTGAGGATGTTTTCGACGCGGTCGTCGAGGAGTTCCCTCGAGTAGCCGGCCTCGCCGACGAACTTCAGACCGAGCAGGCTGAGATTCCCGATCAAGGTGACATCGAGGCGGGCGATGTACGAGGTTGCGCCGGGTCCGAGGGTCGGGCCGTTCGGGTTGAAATCATGGGTGAGGATCGTGTCCGTGACTCGGCCAGTGAATCGGGTGACGCCGTACGCCTCGACCTCGACGACGTCGCTGATCTCCACCGGGATCGACAGGAAACCGTAGAGCGTCATGCTCGCGTCGGACGGTGCGGGCGCTGCCGTGATGTCGTTGCGACCGTGCGAAACCGTGATCCGGTACTCGACGTTCTGGAGGTCGAGGGCGACGCCGTTGACCAGGACGGTGGGGATCATCCGAGCACCGGGGTCGGTACGGGTACGCCCATCGAGTAGCCGGCGCGTGCATTGCTGTTGTTGATCAGGCGCGCGACGGTCTGCGCTATCTGCTGCTCAGACATCGTCACTTCACGGGCGGCCTGTTGCGCGGCTCGTTCGGCTGCTGCGGACGTCTTCGCGGCCTCTGCGGAGGCGACAGCCTTGGCTACGGCCTCCGCAATTTCCGCCGTCATCGTCGCCCCGATCAGGTTGCCCATGCCTTTACCGATCGCCTTGAGGCGCTTCGTTTCCTTGCCCATCTGCTCGAGGGTCTTGTCGACCATGCCGGTCGCTGCCTCGGTGCCAGCCGGGAAGAACTCGCCGGCCATTGCCGTCGCAGTCGTGTTGGCTAGTTTGGTGACGGACTCCAGTCGGCTGTTGAACGCTTCGACGAGGCCCTTATCGAGCATTTCCTGCCCGAGTTTGCCGCCGGCCTCGGGTCCGAGGGCCGCAATCTGGTCGACGAGTCGCTGGTCTGCACCGTTGGCCCTGATCGAGGTGAGGACGTTGCCAAACCATTCGTGCTGTTCGATCTGGCGATCGAACGCGTCGAGCGATGAAATGCCGAGGTCGGCGCCGGTCTGTTGTGCAGCGCCCAGGTCGATGCCGCCGAGCAGCTGCGTCGCGAGCGTGCTCGAGTAGTCCTTCGCGGCTTGCGTGTTGCGCTCGAGGTCGGCGACCTGTGCGTCAAGGGTGACCTGCAGGTCGTCGACGACGCCTTTCTGCAGGTCGAACGCTGTCGTCAGGAGGTCGGTGGCTTTCGACGTTGACCCCGTTGCGGTCGATGTCTTGTCGAGGGCGGCAAAGTACTCCTTCAGGTTGCCGCCGTTGGTCTTAATGACTGCGTCGTTGTCTGCTGCGATCGCGTTCCACCTCGAGGTCGCTGCCGCGTTTGCGTCAATCTCGGGGGCGCCCTTGCCGAGTGCCATCGCTGTGCGGCTCACACCGCCGTAGGCGCGTTCGGATGCCCCGGCCAGTGCGTCGTATCCGCCGGTCAGGTTTAGGAGCAGGTCGACCGCCGGACCAATGAGGGGGACTTGCTTTACGAGCGTGCTGTTTAAATATTGGTTTGCAACGGCGGCCTCGGTGATGAGGGTGCCGAGGTCCTCCCAATTGGGTGCGTCGAGGAAGTTCTTTCCCGCTTTCGCTGCCTTATCGGCTGCCGTGACAACTCGCGCCAGACTCACCACTAATTCGCCGGCTGCTGCGCCGGTCTCCTCGAGGACTGGTTGCAAGTCCTCCATGGTCGACATAAGGTCGCCGGTCTTGCTTTCAGTCTTCCCGAGCGCGTTGAGGAAACCGGCGCCGAAACTCTCCTGAAGTTCGCCGAATCCGACTGACAGTCGATTTAACTGCCCTTGGTAGGTGTTGGCTGCGGTTTGTGCTTGTCCGCCGAATGTGCGCGAGAGTTCTGCCGTGATCGCGTTGAGGTTGCCACTCTTGAGGATGTTCTGATCGAGTGCCGGCGCTATCTTCAGCAGTGAGGTCGCCGAGCCCGAGGCTGCCCGTGCGATCGCCTGGGTGACCTGCTCGAGACTTCGGCCCGTGCCGGCACTGGCATCGAGGGCGACGGCCAGCAATTTGTTTGCCTCGGTGACGTCCCGTGTGACTAAAACTAGTTTGCCTAGGGCCGGTCTCAGTAGGTCGTCGGCTACACCAAATTGCCGCTGCATGACGTCGACGCTGGCCTCGGCGGCGCTCGTGTCCTGCGCCAGTCCAAGGTTCTGCAGCGTGGTCGCTAGTTTCGCTGCTGCGGCCTCATCGTCGACGAATGCCTTGACGCCGTCGACCCCGAACTGGACGGCGGCGTATCCCGCTGCAGCGCCGGCGCCGATCAGGGCAGGGCCGAGCATTCCCGAGAGGGTGTTCGTAAGGTTCCGGGTCGCGTTGCCGAACCGGCCTAGGTCCTCTTGTGCGTCCCTAAGTTTCGGCGTGAACCCCTTCAGGTCCATTGCCAGCGCGAGGTACAGGGTGCGGCTCATAGCGTGTTCCTGTTCCACTTCGCAGTAACGACCTCGGCGGCCTGCTCCCACTCGCGGAAGGCCTGCCGTGCGTAGGGCACCCGGTTATTCATCCACCCTGTTCCGTCGCCGAACGGAGGCCACTTGTTGCGCGCCCCAAGAAATGCGGGATAGCGCACCATGTTGGTGCTGGCGCCTCCCGAGTATGAGCGCCGATCCTTGCCGATGAGGAGAGCCGGCAGACGATCGGAGCGCACGCGAATCGAGGCCGCCAACTTCGGTCCCCACTCGCCTGCAGTGAGTGCCGCATTCTTCCAACTCGGCAGCATGTGCCTGGTCGCGATGTCGACCGAGGCGTGCCGCAGTTCGGCGGTGGCCTCTTTCGGAAGTTTCCGCAAGTCCTTGAGCACGGCGCCGAGGCCCTCGATGCGGAGGTCGGCTTGCTTAGCCACCGTTCAGCACCTCCACAATCGTCGCTAGCATCCGAGGCTCGTATTCGATGACCTCGAATATGGGCCGGTTAATTCTTAGCGCGACCTGGACAACTAGACGGCGGGGGTCGCCGTCTTCGTAGGGCCCACATGCTCGCGCCTGTCGATGATCACTTTCTGTTCGCGTGCCCACTTCTTGACCGGCTTCAGGTCGAACGGCTCCGGGTCGACGAGTGTGCAGTACGCCGACAGCAGGTCAAGGCCTGCCGGGTAGGCCGTGACCTTCGCCTTGTCGCACATGTCGCGGTAGTCGACGACGTGAATCGTGAGGACGGTTACCTCGACGGGGTCAGTGGCCCCGTCGAGGTACACATCGAGAACGTCCCACATCTACGCGAACACCAGGACGCCGGTCAGCTGCGCGGTACACATCGCGACGCCGGTAGCGTCGAACGTGGTCTCGGCGGACTCGCAGTACATGGCAGCGCCAGTCCACTCGCCCGAACCGCCGTCGATGACGACCGCAATGCTGGCCCCTGAGTCGACGACGGCCTGCAGCGCGGAGAACACGCCAGCCGTGTCGTCATACAGGAACGACAGCGACACGGCGCTGATCAGGTCGGTCTGACTGAATGCGTTGCCGTCGAGCGTGCGCGTGCGCGTGATCGTCGAGGTCGACGTCACGGTGCCGGACGTCACCTGGGCGCTGTAGTCGGTGGCGCCGACAGTCACGGTGAACGTGGCGCCGGCGATCGAGGTTGCTGGCATGGCCTAACCCTTCATTGAGGCGGTGAGTGATATTTCGACAGTGATGATGGAACCTTGAGGACCGACGTCCATGAGCGTCGGGGGTCCGATGCTCGTGACGACGGCCCACACCGGCAGCGCGGGCAGGATGACGTCAACGGCGTCCTCGGCGTCGAGCTGCGCTGCGCTGTTCTTCCGAGGGTTGACGACGACCATGAGGCGCCACTGTGTGCGGTAGGACAGGCGCCCTAGCCGCTCAGGGATGACCCACGGGGAGTCCGCCATGATCACGATGCTCGGCGGGATCGGTACGGGCGGGGTCGACGTGTAGACCTTGTATCCGAGGCCGGTGACTGCAGTCGTGATCGCTAGGCGCGCCTCGGTCGTTAGCGCGGTCATCCGACCATGCTTTCGACGTTGAGATACGGCGCGATGAGCGCGGCTCGGCTCTTGAGCAGGATGCTGTTGAGCCGGTACGGGCTGGCCTGCATGTCGAGGCCGACGGACTCGCCGCCGGCTGCGAACCGTGCCTGGAAGATGTCGATCCCGATACCGAGCGTCGCTTCTTTGACTGCTGCGGGCTCGGCTGCCAATGCGGTCGCAGTGATGACGGAGGACACCACTGCGACCGCTGCCGCTGCTACCTGGTCGAACGGGTCCGCCGCATAGGTGAGATCCAATGCGGTGGCCAGTTGCGTCCCGGTGAGCAGCGCCATGGCTTACGGCTCGACCAGGCGGACGATGCCAGCGGGCAGGTAGGCAGCTGTGACGCCGTAGCCGTAGATCGCGATGTCGCGGCCGAGCTGCCCGACGTTCTCAGCGTTCGCGAGGCGGGGGCCGTCCTCGATCCAGCGTGCCGACTCGCCGTTGGTGACGATCGCGTGCCGTGCCGCTGCGCCGTCGAGCCACTTGGCGCGAACGACCCGAAGGCCGGACACGTTGACCTGCAAGGTACTGGCCGTGGCCACACCGGACACGTTCTGGACCGAGTAGGGCGCCGGGTAGAACGACTCCCAGCCGCCGATCTCGATCATGAGCGCGGTCGACGCGTAGACGATGGTCGCCGGAACACCGGTGGCGTCCTCGCACTCCATCGACGCCTCGAACACTGCGGCACGGAACACTGCGCCGGTCGTGTCCGCGCTCAGGTCGTACGTGACGGTGCCGGACCCCTGATTCCAGATATCGGCCGTGAACTTGCGGTCGGTGACCGTCGAGTAGCTCGCGGCCATAATCCGGTTGTGCGCGTCGAGGTAGGACGGCTGCGACCGCTGGAGCAGTTGGTAGGAGATGTCCGAACCGGCCGCGTAGGTCCCGAGCGATGCCGTGCCCTTGAGGATCGAGATTTGGACGCTGTTTACTTCGTCCTTCTCGTTGGCCTGCGCCTCGACGATGTCAGTGAGGACGTTGTCGCTGTAGGGCCAGTTGATGTCCAGGCCGACGGTGCCGGCCGACTGCGGGCCGCCGACTCCGGTGATGACTGGGCGCCCGAGGTCGATGATCCCTCGGACCTGCTGCAGCCAGATCGGCGGCATGACGCCGGGGTTGTCGCCGGTGACCTGGTCGAACAGGGCACGCGACTCGAAACCCTCGAGGACGGCCTTGCTGTACTCGCCGTAGGAGCGGAACTGTGCGAGCGGGTGGGCGGGCTCGGCGACGTGGGCGACGGACTGGACCTCGCGGCGCAGCTCGTCGATGGCTTCGCGTGCCTGAATGTCTGCGACGACCGCCGGGGCGGCGTCCTCGACGGTTTCGACTGACATGTGATCCTCTCTGATTGAACCTACGCCGGCGCTTGAATACGCCGGCTGATGGGTGAGACTCACCTCAGCCAATGCGGCCTTGGTGTAGACGATTGCGTTCTTGCCTTGGGTGCGCTTCGACTCGAGCGGAGCAAACCCGACGGACAGGCCACGGCTCGACCCCGTCCGCATCAGGGTCGCCGCATCGCGCCCTAGGGACGTGTTGACGACGTCGAAGTCAATGTACAGGCCGTCCGGCTCATTGCTGGCCGCCGTAATCACACCGATGGGCTCGTTGTGCCGGTACGCGAGAGGCTTGCCGACCACTGCAGCAGTATCGAACGCACCAGGCGCGAACGACTCCCGCATTCCGTCGTACTCGATCTCGACGCCGTACGGGACCGCCATCCCGTACCCGGTGCCGATGATGTCGCCGCCGTCCTCTGCTCGAGTGTGCAGCAGCAGCGTGCCGTCAGTCGTGAGATGTCTCATTCATCCGCCCATCTGTACGAGGCTAGTCGGGGTAAGTCCGAGCGTGTTGAGATCCATAACGGTGCGGGCCTCCTCGGGGGTGAGGACGCCGAGCGGCACCAGCTGCGCCACGAGGTTGCCGAGGTCGGTCGCGTTGCCGCGCAGGAAACCGGACGTATCGAACGCGACCGAGTGCCCTCGAGGAGTGACGTCGGGCATCGACAGCCGGTGCGTGATCATGTCCATCACCGGGCGCAGGCTGATGTCAACTAGCTGCCTATAAAGGTCGACCCGATTACTGTAGGTCAGGCTCGATCCACTGACACTGGCG